CCGTCGAACCTAAGATGTCATTTGTTGACATGTATAAAATGGTTAAGGAAAGTGGCGGACAGCAAGCAATTGATCCTATGGACGATGTTCTTTGGAACTGGGCAAACAGAGTTGCTGTTTCAAAAGTGGAAGAAACAAACAAGCAGGAAATTTTTGCTGCAATGCTATATGAAAGAAACGGCGGACGTTTTGAAATGTATGACGTTGTTGAAAAAGGCTTAAACGAAGGCAAGGATTGCAACTGCGGTCCAGACTGTGCATGTAAAGGCAACTGTGGTTCAGATTGTAACTGCGGACCAGACTGCGGCAAATAATAATAAAATAAAATTCAAACTAAAGCCGGTATTCAACTGCCGGCTTTTTTTATGACTTAAATATCATATGCAGGATATACTCAAAGAATTATCTAACCCAGTATCAGTAATTGGCAATGCCGAAAGCATATTTACAAAAGAATATGGCAGTCTTATAGACGAGAATCCTACCATACGTTTTAATCGTGCTGACATAATTGATGAAAAGTCACAAGGAAGCCGATGGGATTATTTGGTATCAAGCGAAGTTAATACTTTTGAAAAATACAATATGCAAGAACCAAAATTTCATAGTTTGATTTTTAGTCCTACCAAAAAATCCTTGTCCTATAAAATTAAAAAGGTAAAGTTTAATACCAGAATGTATAACTTGCCTCTATTTCAAACACTAGAATTAGAAAAGAAATTGAATGCTCCACCGTCAACTGGGCTGCAAATATTATACTTTCTTAATTATTTAAGAAATGAAAATGTTAATATTTTTGGGTTTGACTTTAAGGCAACCCCTACGTTTTATGAAAAACGAAACAAGGGAAAGCATGATTACACAAAGGAAAAGGATTTGGTAATGTCACTAATTGAAAAAAATAATTGGAATTTTTATTCCTGAATTCATTTGACAAACTCTATCATAACATATATAATAGAACAATAACCAGGAGAACACAATGTCTAGACACTATGGACCAGAAGAAAAAGCCAAACTAGAACGACTAATCAAAGAAGGATCTAACGTCCTAAGAGAAGTTGAAGACTTAAACGAAGGCTTAAAAGATACTGTAAAAGCAGTAGCAGAAGAATTACAGATTAAACCAAGCATTATTAACAAAGCAATCAAGATTGCACACAAGGGTGATTGGGCAAGACACAATGAGGAATGGGATGAAATTGAAAGCATCCTAGGAATTACAAAAAACCTTCCTGAAGATCAACAGTAAAGGTTAATGAACATTTTGAATAGCATAAAAGCCTTCTGGCTTAACTCATACCAAAGCGATAAGATTGCCTTTTCGTTTGAACTTGTAAGTTTTTTATTCACAGTTACGGCAAGCCTTACACTTGCCTTTAATGCAAAAGATCCTAATATGCTCTATGTATATCCAAATTTCTTCATAGGATCTCTTACCCAATGTTATGCTTCTTATAGAAGAGGGGCGGCTTGGGTTATGATACTAACCGCATATTTTAGTTGCGTTAATGTATTTGGATTTGGAATAGCATCTAATTGGTGGTAAAACACCGCTTGACAACAATCTAGTTTTGTGTTATTATATACAAAATGACAACTAAACGAAAACGTAATAACGGACTTAGCAGAAGGCAAAATAAAGAAATGCAAAACTATTCATCTCAATCTCATTATGATCCTAAGATTCATACTAAAACAAAAGGCGGTTACGGCTTTGGTATGAAAAGAGGAATTAAGGACGACGAGTATGCTAATAGTGGCGTTCATCTTGCCTGTGTGTTTGGGTGGGAAGTACCCGATAATCTAAAGCACATCAAGGAAGCGATTGATAAGAGGAATGGAAAATAAGCAGATAGTATCTAATCACATAGGACCAAATGGAGAGCCGGCGGACAGAATCTACGGCAGTCCTGCGAGTGGTGGTCAGTTAAGATTGATACAAGCGGATTACTCAACCTATAAGGGAAAGATACACAAGAAGCAACTTATCCTAAGGGGAATAGACGGAAACAATTTCAAATCACACTGCTTCGTCACTGACGATGGTAGATGGTTTGATAGAACAGGCATCCCAATGTTAAAACCAACTGAGGTTGTAGAAGATGAAACTGAGGCAACAGATGAAGACAGACTCGATACTTAAATGGACGGCAACCGTTATACTAATCATAGGAACATTTGTTAATGCAACGTTTCCTAATTTGTATCCACTTGGACCAGCACTGTTGGCCGCGGGTGGTGTAGTTTGGTTGATAGTTTCATTCATGTGGAAGGAACCTGCACTCATTGTCACAAACGGTGTTTTGACTGTGGTAGGTTTGGGTGGAATTGCTCTTTATTATCTTGCTTAAATGCAAGCAAGGATATATACTATGATGATGGTGTTGTCCGCCACAAAAGGACTTTTTGGTATTTGTCAGCCGAAAATGACATGTATAGGAGATTAAATGAGTTACGTAGATGCATTCTATGACCGCAACGAAGATATTATTCGAATTGTCGAAAGAAAGAACGGCAAAAGAGAATTTAGAGAATATCAGCCAAGGCACATATTCTATTACAAGGACGCTAGAGGTAAGCATACTTCAATCCACGGCGAAACCTTACAGCGTGTAACAGCAAAGAACATCAAGGAATTGCGCAAGGAACTTGCGATACATTCTAACAAGACACTTTACGAATCAGACATAAATCCAATTTATAGATGTTTGGAGGACAACTATCTAAATATTGATGCACCAAAACTAAACATTGCGTTTTTCGATATCGAGGTAGATTTCGATCCAGAACGTGGTTATGCATCACCAGAAGATGCATTCATGCCTATCACTTCGATTGCCGTTCATCTTCAATGGATGGAAGAACTAATCTGTTTGGCAATTCCACCAAAGACATTGAGCATGGCTGAGGCACAAAAAGCCATTGAAGGAATTCCTAACACAATACTTTACACTAACGAAGCAGATATGCTTGATGCATTTCTTGATTTGATACAGGACGCCGATGTGCTAAGTGGTTGGAACAGTGAAGGTTATGATATTCCGTATACCGTTAACCGTGTAACAAAAGTTCTCAGCAAGGAAGATACAAGGCGTTTTTGCTTGTGGGATCAATATCCTAAGAAAAGAACATATGAAAAGTTTGGCAAGGAATCACAAACATATGACCTGATCGGTCGTGTACACATTGATAGTTTGGAACTTTACAGAAAATATAACTATGAAGAACGACACACGTATCGACTAGATGCAATCGGTGAACTTGAAGTAGGTGAAAAGAAAACCGTGTATGAGGGTTCTCTCGATGCATTATACAACAATGACTTTAGAACGTTCATCGAATATAACAGGCAGGATACTGCATTATTGGATAAACTTGATAAGAAACTAAAGTTTATTGATCTTGCAAATACAATTGCACACGAAAACACAGTTCTTATTTCAACAACAATGGGTGCTGTTGCTGTTACGGAACAGGGCATTATCAACGAAGCACACAGGCGTGGCTTTATTGTTCCTAATCGTGTTAAGCGTGAGCCAGGTAGTGAGCCTGCGGCAGGTGCGTATGTTGCGTATCCTAAGAAAGGCATTCACGAATGGATTGGCTCAGTTGACTTGAACTCACTGTATCCATCTGTAATTAGAGCGTTGAACATGGGTCCTGAAACTGTCGTAGGACAACTAAGGCAGGACGGCACAAGGGCACACATTGATGCACAGATGGCCAAAGGAAAGTCATTTGCGGCTGCTTGGGAAGGTATGTTTGGATCTGTTGAATATTCAAGCGTAATGGAAAAAGAAATTGGTAGGCAAATTACAATTGACTGGGAAAACGGAGATAACGACACATTAAGTGCCGCACAGATTTATGATCTAATTTACGAAAGCAACCAACCATGGATGCTCAGTGCTAATGGCACTATCTTCACTTATGAAAAGGAAGGTATCATACCAGGACTACTCGCACGTTGGTATAAAGAACGTAAGGAAATGCAGGCCAAGCAAAAAGAAAGTCAGAACGCAGGTAATAAGATTGAAGAAGAATACTGGGCAAAGCGACAGTTAGTTAAGAAGATTTTACTTAACAGTTTGTATGGTGCTATTCTAAATCCAGGCTGTAGATTCTTTGACAACAGAATTGGTCAATCAGTCACACTAACTGGTCGAAGCATTACCAAACACATGGCTGGTAAAATCAATGAGATCATTACGGGAGAATATGATCATACAGGCAAGGCAATTGTGTATGGTGATACTGACTCATGTTATTTTAGTGCATACTCTACTCTGAAGAAAGATATCGAAAACGGATCCATTCCGTGGTCCAAGGATAGTGTTGTTGAACTGTATGATACTATCGGTGAAGCGACTAACGATTCCTTTGGTAAGTTTATGAGCAAAGCATTCCACTGTCCAAAGAGTCGTGCAGAAGTTATTGCTGCTGGTAGGGAAATTGTAGCGAGCAAAGGACTATTCATTACAAAGAAACGTTATGCAGTTCTTTACTACGATATCGAAGGATTTAGAACTGATACTGAAGGAAAGAACGGAAAGATTAAGGCAATGGGCTTGGATCTAAAGCGTTCGGATACTCCGGTTGTTATTCAAGACTTTTTAAAGGAAGTCTTGGAAATGGTTCTAGAAGGGCAGGAAAGAGATCGTGTTCTAGACTACATTACAGAATTTAGGACAGAATTTAAATCACGCCCTGGCTGGGAGAAAGGTTCTCCCAAACGTGCTAATAAGATTACTGAATACGAAGCCAAAGAAAAGAAAGCAGGCAAGGCCAATATGCCCGGACACGTAAGAGCAAGTATCAATTGGAATACACTCAAGCGTATGCATGGTGACAAATATTCAATGAACATTACAGATGGTGCTAAGGTTATCGTTTGTAAGGTAAAAGATAATCCAATGGGATACACATCAGTTGCGTATCCGGTAGACGAACTAAGATTACCGGAATGGTTCAAGGAGTTACCATTCGATGACGCAACGATGGAGAATACGGTCATCGACGAAAAACTCGGAAACTTAATTGGTGTATTGGAATGGGACATTAGTTCTACTCGCAATGATAATAACTTTAACAAATTATTTGATTTTGAGTAAATTAATGCTTGTATTTTCAACAAAACCTAAATATAATGTAAGAACAAGGAGAATTCAATGAAAGACATCTTACAAGACATCGTAAGCCATACACAGAACTTAGGCTTTCTAACTACTGTTAAGGTAACAGGAGAAGAAGATAAGACTAGTATGTTTTCTATGGCTGATGACAGATCTGTCATCATGGAAGCAGAAACACACAACCCATATCCAGATATGATTGGCGTGTTTGGCATGCCACAACTACAAAAACTAAAATATCTACTAGATGGTTCTGAGTATCAACAGGATGCAAAGATTACTATTACTAGTGCAGAACGAAACGGCGAAACTATTCCTGTTGGTATCCACTTTGAAAACAAGGATAGCGACTTCAAGAATGATTATCGTTTCATGAATATGGAAATTATTAACGAGAAGATGAAGACTGTTAAGTTCCGTGGTGTTAATTGGGACGTAGAGGTTGTTCCAACACTTGCTGGCGTACAGCGTTTCAACTTCCAAGCAGGTGCTAATAACGAACATCCAACATTCTTAGCAAAGACTGATGGAACTAATCTTAAATTTATCTTTGGTGATGCATCAACACATGGTGGTGAATTTATTTTTGCAACCGATGTGAATGGTAAATTGGACAGAGGCTGGACTTGGCCTGTTGCGAGCATCCTTGCAATTCTTAAGATTGCTGATGTGAACAATACCAAGATGAGTATTTCAAACGAAGGGGCCATTCAAATCACGCTTGACAGTGGATTGGCAAAATATCAATATATCATTCCAGCACAGGCGGCCTAAATAAAGTTATGAAAAAACCAGTCAACCTAACACCACTACAGAAGGACTACGCAGTGTATCTACCTGCGATTAGTTGTTTCTTTTCAACATACATATCAAAGCAAAGATATGAGGATTTTATCGCAAAGGATAGAATTCCGGCAGGCTTTGATAGAGGCATTGAGGGAATGAACTTCCTCAATGAGGAAGAAGGATACTTTACATACAAGTATGGTTTGTATTCTGCAGGACACGCACAACTTAATTTGGACAAGACTATCAAACAGGATAGTATGATCCAAGAGCGTGAAAGAAGCAAGACAATGATCCTTGGCGACTCAGGTGGTTATCAGGTTGGTAAGGGTGTTCTTAAATTTGACTGGCTAAACTTTGAAGGTCCTGCTGCTAACAAGACCAGAGATGATATTCTTAACTGGCTTGAACTAACAGCAGATTGGTCAATGCTACTTGACGTTCCGACTTGGGCTTGTGATCACATTCACTCTCCAAAGACAGGACTAAAGAGTTTTGACGACTGCTTGGACAAGACACGTTTTAATAACAAGTATTGGTTAGAGCGCAGACTTGGACAAACTAAATTCCTAAACGTATTACAGGGTTCAGACTGGGATACTGCTGAGAAGTGGTACGAAGGTGTGAAAGAATTCTCCGATCCTAAAGTTTGGGGAGATAAGGCTTGCGAAGGCTGGGCAATGGGTGGTGCTAATATGTGCAAGATGCCTATTACGCTACGCAGACTTATGACAATGAAGTTTGATGGTATGCTAGAAGGCAAGGACTGGATGCACTTCTTGGGTACAGCACAACTTGATTGGTCATGTTATCTTACTTCAATTCAACGACAGGTACGTAAACACATCAATGAAAACTTTACAATCAGTTTCGACTGCGCAAGTCCTTTCATCGCTACAGCACACGGGTTGGTGTATACTAACGCCCAACACACTTCTAAACGTTGGTCAGTTATTATGGACAAGGCCCCTGATAATAAGAGTCTTGCCCAACGGCACGATATTCCTTTCCCGTTCGAAAGCGAGATTGGAAGACGCCTTAGTATCGCGGACATATGCCACTATGCTCCGGGAATGCTTAACAAGATAGGCAAGGAAGGTAAAACAAGTTGGGATAGTTTTGGTTATGCACTAATGATGGCACACAATGTTTATTGCCACATTGTTGCTGTACAACGTGCCAACAACTTGATGGATATAGAATTACAGAATCATCGCCCAGATTGGAGACGCTGGAGAAAGGTTAAAGATGCAGACAAGAGTGATGAATTCAGTGAGTGGGTGCCACGTAACATCCTATACTTTGATCGTTTTGTAGAAGAACTATTTGAGTGTAAGACCAAGGATGAAGCATTTGCAATGATCAAGGATGCTGATGCATTCCTTAAGAATCTAGAAGGTGCTAGACTGCGTGGCGGTGTTACTAATGAATTTAACAGGATGTTTGTGGAGGTAGATGACGATGGTGAAGAGAAAACGCCTTGGGCAGATGATAGAGAAGATGGAGAATTGGACAAACTCGAACAACAACTACAGGAGGCGTGATATGGGTGACTATACACAAAGGCTGAAATGGTTAAGGGAAACACACCAATACCTAAATAAGAAGATCGATACTATGGAGAAGACCGGTAAATTTACTGATGAGGAAATTTCCGAAATGAAAAAGGATCGACTCAAAATGAAGGACGAAATCGAGAAACTGGAGAAGGAACACGCATAATGCAACGCGAGTACGAAACTGGAACTGCTGATGATGTTAGATTCTTTACAGGTGTTGAAGTCGAAAAGACTCCAGCATACGGTAAAAGAACACTATTCGTTACGGGTCTAAATGATCCTAGCATTATTAGAGAACACCTCAATGGAGAAACACATATTTTCTTTGGTGCTAATCACAGTTTTAATCCTGCTTTAGAACAGCACAGTGCAGACTACTATGAGGAATGGGAAAAGATGATTACTCCATTTCTTGATAATGGTTTCTTGTGCAGTTTGGATATTCCACTAAGTGCCACAGAATTATTTTTGGAAGGGCCGTTAGTAGAGTATGAAAACTTCATTCCACAAATTCGTGTTCCAATTCCGTACATTAAGCAATGGAACTATAACACAATGCTCAAAATTGATGACAAGGGTTTTGAAGCAACCAATCCAGGTGTGTGGTGCCACAGCCTACACGACCTAATGGATCGTTCCAAATTTACAGAATGGAATGATTATAAAAATGATAAAATTGTGGATGACAACTAGAAACAAAGGTAGTATACTATGAGTACAATAGATGATATGATGATGGAAGCCCTTAGAGAAGACAGAGAAACAAAGATAATGAGAACTGCAAAGAGAATGATTTGGGTTACGTTCCGCAAGGAAGGTATCCACAAGTATCCTGCGGCACTGGAAGATCCAGCACTTGCAACAGGTGATGAATATGATGTTTCGTTTTTGGGATATCCCCACAGGCACATATTTCATTTCAAAGTAGGTATCACTGTAACACACAACGACAGAGATATTGAGTTTATCCAATTCAAGCGTTGGCTTGAGAAACTGTATGAGGAGAAGACCCTTGAACTAGATTATAAGAGTTGTGAAATGATTTGTGATGATCTTTACAATCAAATCAAACAGAAACATCCAGGCCGTGAAGTCCATATTGACGTAAGTGAAGATGGAGAGAACGGCGCCCACATCGAATATGCAAAAGACTAAAGGTGATACAAAATGGCTATTCAATTCAATCGTGAAGCCTACGACAAAGTTTTTAATGATCTTGAAAAGTTTAAGGACTTTTGTCGTTTCAATCTCGACAATCGAGGCGGATTCTATCCTTTCAATGAAAAGGATCTTTACAACAACTCCAGTTATGTTTGGAGAGCTTTTAACAATAGCAACCGCAGTGGTGGTCGAAAAAATTACAAAAGGAATAAACGCTCATGAAAATATGGCTAGTTGATCTCGAAGCAGTAGAAACACGATACACCAAACAGTGGAAAACTGAGTTTCCTAAACTGCTAAAGGCTCACGGTCATAAAGTGGAAGTAGTAAACGGTGGGAATACGCCTCAGGCTACAACGCCAGGGGCTTTTCTCAACTTTGGTGGTACTAATGTTTACAAGAGTAAACAGTTAGAAATTATTGCAGAAGCATTCTGCAATGGAGAAGTAAAGAATGGAGATTATTTCCTATATACGGATGCGTGGAATCCAACTGTTATCCAACTTAAATACATGGCTGAACTATTGGGCATTAACATTAGAATCGGTGGCTTATGGCATGCTGGTAGTTATGATCCTGCTGATTTCCTTGGCAGACTGATTGGTGATAAGCCTTGGGTAAGACTTGCTGAAAAGAGTATGTTCGAATGTTTTGACAACAACTTCTTTGCTAGTGATTTCCATATTAATATGTTCTTAGAAACTTTATTAGACAAGGAACCTCGTATCGGCAGAATGAATTATATGCCAACAGGTAAAATAGTAAGAACTGGTTGGCCTTTCGAATACATGGATAATACTCTTACAATGTATAAGAATATGCCTAAGCAGAATACTATATTATTTCCGCATAGGATTGCTCCAGAAAAGCAGTTAAACATCTTTGAAGATCTAAAACAATCGTTACCACAATATAACTTTGTAGTGTGTCAGGAAAGAGCATTATCAAAGAATGAATATCACAACTTGCTAGGAGAGGCGAAACTTGTGTTTAGTGCGAACTTACAAGAAACGTTGGGCATTAGTTGGTATGAAGGTGCCTTGGTAGGCGCATTACCTATGGTTCCGGATAGATTAAGTTATAGTGAAATGGCACTTGACAAGTTCAAGTATCCTTCGGAATGGACTGAATCAATGGAATCATACAAAAAGCACAAGAAACAAGTAATGGATAAGATTGTTGACTATATGGAAAATTATGAAGATTATCTTGTAAGCCTAAATAAACAAGTGTATAAACTTAATGGAGAATATTTCGGTTGCAAAAATCTACTAGAAGTTTTAAAATAACAACAATGGCAATCCACTGCCTTAACATCGGAGAAGTAAATTGAAAAAATACGAAGAAGTAACACGCAGAATTAAGGACGCAAATAAGCGTTACTGGGCCGGCGATAATATTTCAGAATTTATATATGC